TAAGTCCTTTGCCATTACTTAATCCACTTATCCATGCCACGGAGGTTCATCAACAATCTGCCGGGATGGATATTACTGATTCTGATTTTAGCGTTGCGCAACAGCGCACCCTTTCTTTTGCGTGCTCTGTTGACCACATACTCCTGCACACCCAACTTACTGTTCAAGATGGCGTACTCGATGTATGCGTAAACAAAGTCTTCAAAGAGCTTGTTGATGTGAACCTTGCTGTCGTCCCCATTCTCCATGCCGTCTGACACGTACTCAAGAACCACAGATGCTCCCGTTCCGATGTTAGAGCTGAAGTTGATTACGCCTGATGCCCTATCAATAGCAAAGGTTGGATTGGCATTTGCCGTCTCTGTATTGAGCGCATACCACGCGCCACCAAACGGAGTCTCAAAGTACCAATGACCTCCAACGAAGTATCCCTCGAAACCATCGAAGGGATGACCCGTGTTGAGGTAGATGCTCTTCTTACCTCCCGTGATGCGTTGGTAGTCAATCTCTGAGAACTCAGGAGACAGAGCATTGCCGTCCACATCAAACAAGATGCGCTCGTTGTTGTCCTGCAGGTATGACTTAGCGTAGTTGACCTGAATGTTTTCGGTCAAGGGGTAGAGGTATCCATTCTTGTACATGGACACGCGAACCCAATTGACAAAGTCAGAGGGTAGGATAAACCTGTATTGGTCTGTGATGGTAAGCTGCAGAACCTTCAGCTCCTTGAAGGCATCGTAGTTAAGCTCCTGAATGGCACGCTTGGCATGGAACAGAACCTTGTATCTCTCTTCGTTGTTGACAAGGCTGTGGTTCCCTGAGTACATCAACATGAAGTTGTTGACAATATCGTACAGGGAGACATACTGATAGGAACCCCAATTGGCTCCTTCAGGATTTGCTCCCCCGTTCTCGTAATACTGAAACTGATTGATGTACGCCATTATCCTTCTTTTTGTTGCTCCTTGGTTTCTTCACCCGTAGCAAAGCCAAAGACTTCAGGCTCTCTAATCGTAATGCCTGCGTACTGCAGAATCTTCATGGTGAGGTTGTTCTCCTCATCAAGCGGCACTTCAAAGTCTTGGAAGTCACTCGATGTTTGGTTGAACACAGGCTCACCTCCCGTAAGAGTGACATACGTCCAATTGGGGTCGCGAGGGTATCTAAAGTATTGAGCGACAACCCGACCCGCTGTCATGTTGGTGCTTGGGAAGACCTGAACTGAAGTCTCCTCAGAGGTATACGCAGGGTACTCAAGTGTAGGAGCAGTGTAGATAGAGTTGTTGAGCATAGTAATCTTGCTATGCGTCACCTTCTCTGCCTCGTTCTGTTGAGTGTTTGCGCTGAAGATGGTGTAGGGAAAAGGCTGCCCCGAAAGAACAGTGCCTGTAACGGTTAGCTGTGTGTTGGAATCGACAGATACCACGGTGACGTACTGAACGCCCTGCGTCGCTGTCTCCACTCCTACAATATCTCCGGCTACAATAGTGTCTGACAAAAAAGTAGCTCCACTATCAGTCAAAATGTTGTTGCCCGGCCCCGTAAACCCTGTGGTCGTACCTGAAGTCACGATGCCCTTATACACAAGGAGCTTGTTAACAAGGTAGTAGTCGCTACCTGTGGTGGCTGCTGATGGCATCAGGTACTGCCCTGCTGCGGTTGTATCGAGGTTGAGTCCACGAGTCACAGAAAACAAGTCCATCGACTCCTCGATGCCCTTCGCCAAGTCCGCGATGCCCGTACCTGACTGTCGGGCGTTTTCCTTGTTTATCTGATAGTTGTACTGATAAAAATAACTCTCGAAGATATCTAGCTGTGCCTGCTTTGCAAATAGATTGAAGTCAGCAGGGGAGAGATAACCGTAGTTATTCTTGTTTAGCACAGACAGAACAGATTGTCTGACTGAGTTAATCATTGCCTCGTTTTAGGCAAAGATACGGAATTAAAAAGCACAGGGCTTTTGGCTTACGGCCAAGGAATGATGGCCCTTGAGAACCTGTCAATGGGAAACCTAAAGTTTACCACAGCGATGGACTGCTGTCCTCGAAGCACAGAATCCCACGCATCAATCAAAGCCTGCACATTGGTTTGGTCTGATGCGCCCGCACCACTGCCTCCCTCAGTAAGTTGGTACGCAGGAGCGTCAAACAGACCCGCTCTGTTTAGTATCACAGGGTACGTATAGATGGTGATGACATTCGCAGACGTGCGAGATATCTCCTTGATGGAGTCCACGGGGATGTACAGGTCGAGAGACGATGTACTCTGTATTCTAAGAAGCCCGTTCATGCTACAAAGATAGCCAAAAAAAAGAGGGGCTATTGCCCCTCTCTTTCTGTAGTAGGATAGTCTTACTGACCTGTGATTACATATCCGTTTTCCGACAAGTCCCTTACACTCACCGTATAAGGTGTTGACTGCATATCAATAGCCTGCGCCATAAAATCTGCGACTGCTGCGTTTGCGTCTGCTGCAGTAGTAAGTGAGATATTCCAACCCTGAGACGCCTGCTCTGCTTGGGCATACACAATGTCGAGTCTAGTTGCAGAAAGGACATTAATACTGATAATATCGCTTACCCGAATAAAAAATCTACGACCTGATAGTGCGGTAAACTTGAGGTATTTTTCGTTTGTAAACATAGCTTAGTTAAATGAAACGCTTGTAATGACACCAAGGTCTTGACGAATAGTTCCCTCAAGACCCGCTTTGACCTCAGTTACCTTTTTTCCGTTTTCTACTGCATCAAGAACAAAATCAACAATCGCATTGGCAAAATTAACGTAAGCGTCAACGTCATATCCTGCTGCTCCGCCCGACGTAAAAGGCGTACTTCCATCCGGCCCGACTACGCCAATGCTAAATGCGTTATCTGCTACATCTCCAAGGATGTATTGAAAGTTAACAGTAACATACGTTGAGGAAAAGGTGTTGTTCCTGAGTCCATAAATCGCCACAGTCTGCTCGGTTTGACCAACCGCGCTAGTGAGGTCAGTGAACTTGATGTATTTGTAATCGCTCATATTCTTGTAATTAAACGATAAAGATAGCTGTTACGGCATAAGGTGGCGCGGGGGCATCTTCAACTTCTCTCCAATTGCCCGCCAAAATCCGCTCCATCTCTCCGACAAACCAATTCTGAAAGGCGTAAGCATTAGGAGCAGCGTCGTGACTGATTCTCAGTCTCAAATCTTCATTGCCTATAATAGGTCTAAAGATGATTGTCATCTGAGTAGTCGAGGCCGTTGAATCTTCAAAGCCCAAAATCTGAGTCACGTCAATTGGAAATTTTTGCCCTGAAGCTCCGTTTGTAAGGGTAAGATACTTTTTCATGACTTAGACGATTGATGTTACTGTATAAGGCGGTGTAGGCTCGGCAGTAACATGCCTCCAATCTGATGCAAGAATGGCTTCCATCTGCTCAACAAACCACACTCTAAAAGCTGTAGGGCTTGGTGCGGTATCGTGAGTGATATCGTACTCTGCAGGCGAATCTGCGCTAGGTGTTTTATACTTAATAGTAAGCACCGTAGTTGTTGAGTTGAATCCTGCAATTTGGTTCAGGGGAATCAGATGCTTTTGACCCGTCGTAGTGTCTGTGATGGTGATAAACTTTTCCATGACCCTTAGTTTACAACTACGTTGGTTACTGTGACAGGAAAGTCCGTGGCCGCTATCTCAAGGTAAGGCTCGGTGTACTTCTGCTGTTGAGCTTTCATAATGAGGTCGGCGACGAAATTGCACATCTCGATATTTTTCGCTTCCGTAGCGTTCTCATGTGTAATAGCAATGTTGTCTCCGCTAAGGTGAGAAGAAAAACACTTTAGCTCCACAAGTGTGTAGTTCGGCCCTGTGCCATCCCTTGCAATTCGTGCTACATTGTAAACAGGCACAATCGACTCAGTGTTAAAGCCTACCGTAAGTCCGGTGATTTTGAGGTACTTCTGCATAATTACGTAATTGTGATTGAGTTAACCTTTGAAGGGAATCCGTCTGCAGGAATCTCAAGCATAGGCTTTTCGTATGGGAGCTGCAACGCCTCTACAATCTTGTCTGCAAGGAAGTTGGCTTGTTCAGCAAGTTTTTCTGTCGTAGTAGAGTCAGTCTGTATCACAAGTGCAAAAGCGTCCGCATCAGTATCGAAGTATTTGACATCAATTGCGGTAAGAGCAGGCACTGTATCAATGGTCATCTTGTAGAAATCATTGCATGGGATAATCGTGTTAGTTGTCCCACCAACCCCTGTAACTTTAATGTACTTAGTCATATCCATTATGAGATTGTAGTTACTGCAATAGCAACAGGTGGTTCACACACAAGCACGGGCTTCTTCCAATCAGAAGACAAGCACTTCCTCATCTGCTCCAAGGTATACTGCTGAAACTCGTTAGGAAACCTGTCGGTTCCATGAGTAATGTTCACGTCGGTGTTTAGCTCCGTAGAAAAATACTTAAAATCAGTTCTAGTGCTTGATACACCATTAACCAACGAAACGTGATTCAGGTTAATCAGGTGCTCCTGACCTTCAGCGTCTGTAAATTGTAGATACTTCTGCATGATTATGCGTTTGCGGGGTTAACACCTGTAACAGCCACAGGGAAGTCATCTGCCTCAACAGCAAGAAATGGTTCTGTGTAGGGCTGCTCCCACGCCTGAACAATCAAGTTCTTGATGAAGTTAGCTTGCGCTATACGATTTGCGGATGTGCCTGCCGCAGCGTGGGTAAATAATGTAACCTCTGATAGGCCACTCTCAGAATCCATGTAGACAATTTTTGTCTCCGTATCCGTTGTGGTAATTCCAAACCT